AGCAGTCCGTCAGCCAGGCCGAGCTGTCGCGCATCGTTGGCGTGACGAAGACGGCCGTCAATATGTGGCTCAACGGAAAGACGCAAGATATCGATTTCACCCGCGCAAAAGCGATCGAGGACCGTTTCGGATATAACGCCGAATGGGTCGCTTACGGCACGAAACCCGTGCACTCCCCGCGCCATGTCTCGCATGAGATGAAAGAAATTTTCGATTTACTTACGGATCTAGACTTCGAGGGCGGAGAACGTAGGGAAGATGTCATTTACTTCATAAAACGTTTGCTTCCCATGCCATCGGAACAAAAGACAGCATAAATCGGACAAAAATAAGGGTTTACACGTAGAGGTAAACTTTCTTAACCGCTTTATTGTTCGTATGGTCAGGTTTCTTACTATGTGAACGCTGACAAAGAAAAAATCCGATTGTTATCCCCTTTCATTCCGGGGGCTGAATGTGAACCACGATGTAATGAGACCAAACAACGTCATCCCGATTGAGCTCGGGAGGTCCCTCAAGCAGAGTCCGACGCGCACTAGAAGCAGCGAATCGCAAGGCAGGCGAGAACGGCGTCTGATAGAGGCCCTGATGATCGCTCTACAGATAGCCAGGGAGGCACCAGCACAAACCAACTCATGAAGGCAACATGACTAGCCCGCCGCGCGCGGGCTTTTTCTTGCCTACGTCGTAAAGTGCACTTGACGCCGCAGGTAAAGCCGCCTACACTTGCCTCACACCGTCACCCACGACGCCACAGGAGGCAAGCGATGTTCCCCTTCAAGACATTCCACCGGCTTCACACCGTCCTGGTCCTGCTCGCGAACGCGTACATGGAAGTCGCGTGCCCTGACCCGGACATGCCTGAGTTGGCGCGTCATTGGCAGATCCGTCGGATGGTCGACTACGGCTCCATTGTCTGGTGCTAGAGCCGTGCTGACGCAACGTGAATTTGAGCGACGCGCTCGATCGGCCGGGCTGGCTCTCAACGAAGACGGCAACATCGAAAGCAAGTGGTGCTGCGGCTGTCATGCATGGATGACGACGCGCGTTATCGATGAGTCGATCGACCACGCGTTTGGATCGCACGAGCAGTACAGCGTCGTTTGTCCGGAGTGCGAAGGAACCGCGCTGCTCAACGAAGAACCGACCGAAGAAGAGGCCTGACGTGTCCGACACCATTCACCGCATAGAACTGCACGCTGACAGCGCCCGCTATCGGCCGATCGAATCGCCGAAGGCGAGCATGACGGTCGCCTCGAGCTATCTGCCGGGATACGCCGTAATCAGGTTGGAGACGATTCCTGAAAGAACGGTGGTCGTCGAGATCGAGGCGCTAGTTGAAGCGTTGCAGTCGGCCTCTAAGCCGCGCTTTGCGATGACGTACTGCTCGCAGTGTGGCAAGGATCTTGGGCCCGGCGATCATGGCGTAAGCCATTGCAGAAATCACGATTAACCAGGAGAACCAAATGTCCCAGTTGCAAACGACCTCGCTCGACCTCGAAACGATCACTCTCAATCACGGAAATCATCATGGTCCGGATGATGGTCATTGTCTGCTCGAAGTGGTTTCGATGTTCGCCGGCGAGCCTTTCGGCGATGCCCCGCAATGCGTCGATCCGGTGCTTCGATCATTCGGCATGGCATGGAATGACGGCATGCGATCGGACGCAGAGCGCGAGCAACTCAAGCAATACATTACGCGCCTCGTTGGCACTAACAAGGGCCATGCGCTCTCGCAAAAGCGCGGCTGGATGGCGATGGACTGGATCGTGCGAACCTACTGCGCCGCATGGATCGCGACAAATCCAGGGCTTGCGCATCACGCCGAGACGTTGAAAGCGTTGCCGCCGATCACGTGCGTTTCGGATCTCACGGCCGCACAACCGAAATTGAACGCAGCACGGACTGATGCGGCCGCTGCCTGGGCCGCTGCCTGGGCCGCTGCCGGGGCCGCTGCCGGGGCCGCTGCCGGGGCCGCTGCCAGGGCCGCTGCCGGGGCCGCTGCCTGGGACGCTGCCTGGGACGCTGCCTGGGCCGCTGCCGGGGCCGCTGCCTGGGACGCTGCCTGGGACGCTGCCGGGGCCGCTGCCTGGGCCGCTGCCTGGGACGCTGCCTGGGCCGCTGCCTGGGACGCTGCCGGGGCCGCTGCCTGGGACGCTGCCGGGGACGCTGCCGGGGCCGCTGCCTGGGCCGCTGCCTGGGCCGCTGCCTGGGACGCTGCCTGGGCCGCTGCCAAAGCGAAGCTCGAACCTACGGTTCTAGCTTTGCAGGCCAGCGCGCACGAACTCTTCTCTCGGATGATCGACGCGGAGGAGTGATGCACACCCACAGCGAACCGGGCGTCCTCGTGACGCTCTCCGATGCCGGCCTTGCGTTGGCCTACAAGAAGCACCTGCTGCGCACCAAGCAAGCACGGCTGCACGAGATCTACGCCGGCTGCACGTGCGTCGGGCTCGTAGTCGTGACGGTGGCCTGGTTCGTCGACGCGCTCGCGAGGTCGCTGGCATGAAACGCACGCTAAAAGCCCTCGCCCACCTCCTAATGATCTGGATCTGCATATGGGTAATGCTGATCTGCGGCGCCGTCGTCCTCGCCGAGATAGATACCGGGAACATTGACCAACCAACCTGCACCCATCGGAGCATGACGTGACAAAAGAACTTACCGTGATCGAGCGCGCAGCCGTGGCCCTCGGCACATCGGAGCGGGAAAACAGCCTTCGCCTACTCGTGACGCAGTCCGAGTCGATCATCGAGATCAAAAACACAGCCGGCCGCGATCAATGCCATTCGGCCGCGATGAGCCTGCGCACTGCCCGAACGAATATCCGAAAGACCGGTAAGGATGCGAGGGACGACGCCACGAAGTTTTCGAAGGCCGTGATCGCGGAAGAAGATCGTCTCGTCGCCATCATCGAGCCGGAAGAGACGCGCCTGATCGCGCTGCGCGATGAATGGGACGAACGTGTCGCCGCCGAGAAGCTCGCAAAGCTCGAGGCTGAGGCGCGTCGCATCGCTGCGATCCGCGAGCACATCGACGACATTCGAGCGATCGTGCCGCGCTGCGCCGGGATGACGTCCGACCAGATCCAGACCGAGATTCAGGATCTCGTCACGCTGCAGATCGACGTGCCGCGCTTCGCCGAACTGACTGGCGACGCCGAGCTGGTGCGCGGCGAGATGCTCGACAAACTGCGCGGCATGCACGCGAAGGCACTGGAGGCTGAAGCCGAGGCGCGTCGCATCGCGGAAGAAAGCGCCAGGCTAGCGCATGAGCGTGCTGCCTTCGAGGAAGAGCAGCGCAAGGCCGCCGCCGCACGCGCAGAGCAAGAACGTAAGGACGCAGAAGCGCGCGCCGCGCGCGAAGCCGAAGAACGAGCACGCCGCGAGGCTGAAGAGGTCGCGCGCCGTGAGAAACAGGCCCGTGAGGATGCCGAGCGCCGGGCAGCGATCGAGGCCGAGGAAAAGCGCCTGGCTGCCGAGCGCGCGGAAATGGCGCGGCGCCAGGCCGAACTGGACCGCGCCGAAGCGGAGCGCCGCGAGCGCGAAGAAAAGGCAACACGTGAAATGGCCGAGGCTGCCGCGAATGCGGAGCGCGAACGCGTCCAGCGCGAGCGTGCAGAAAACCGTGCTGCATTGGTCGCGCCGGAGCCGACTGGCGGCGAGTGGTTCGCAAAGGGCTCCGAAGTTCAAACGACCATCAAGCTCCCGGGCGCAATCGGAACGGGGCATTGCGATGAGCATTACTACGGAAGCGGTTCACTGATTGCTGAGAGCATCGCGCGCCCTGCAGACGCACGTTTAATCGCAGCAGCGCCCCGCATGCGCGCTCTCCTGAAACTGTTCGTCGAGCAGATCACGCACCCTGCGAACGCCGATCACACGCTCGGCGCCTTCTCGCATGGCGCTCGCATTGCCGAGGCATTGAAAATTCTCGCCGAACTCGAGGCGCCGATCGAGCACCTCGCTAAAGCAGCCTAACCACCCACCAGGCGCGGCCGAGTCTCGCGCACCGGAGAACAAGCATGTCCGAAAACGCAATCACTACAACTGGCACTTTCGACCTCTCGCCGCGTTCGCTCGACGAGGCGCTGAAGGTCGCGGACTATCTCGCTGAGAGCGAACTCGTCCCCAAAGACTTTCGCGGTAAGCCTGGCAATGTGCTCGTCGCGATCCAGTGGGGCATCGAACTAGGCCTGAAGCCGATGCAGGCGATGCAGAACATCGCCGTCATCAACGGACGGCCGGCGCTGTGGGGGGATGCTCTGCTCGCGCTGGTGCTCGCCTCGCCGGCTTGCGAATACGTCGAAGAGTGGGAAGACAACGGCACGGCTTATTGCAAGGTGAAGCGTCGCGGCAAGCCCGAAGACATTCAGCACTTCGGCGAGGAAGAGGCGAAGAAAGCCGGCCTGATCGGCAAACAAGGACCGTGGTCGCAGTATCCGCAGCGTATGAAGAAAATGCGCGCGCGAGCATTCGCGCTGCGCGATAACTTCGCCGACATCCTAAAAGGCATCCCGTTCGCCGAAGAGGTCATGGATATCGAGCCGGTTGCGCGAGACATCACCCCGCGCGCGACGCCGGCTCAGATCGCGCAGAGCGCCGCCGACAGCGCACGCCTTGAGCGCACCGATCGGCACGCGGATCTTATCCTGAAGCTTGAGGGTGTGGCGAACGATTACGGCTCCGACGCACTCGCCGAGGCATGGGGCCAGCTCACGAAGGAAGACCGCAAGGCAATCGGCACGCAGGAACTGAACCGCCTGAAGGCGATCGCCGAGGCCGGCTCGACGCACGCCGATGCGGCCAACGGAGATGCCACGCGCGAGCCGGGGTCCGACGATGAGTGACCAAATCGAACAGCGCAGCGCCGAATGGCACGCGGCGCGCGCAGGAAAGATTACCGCGAGCCGCTTTTCCGATGCGATCGCGTTCACCGGTGGCGAGCCAGGAGACGTATACAAGACCGGCCCGAAGAAAGGCCAGCCGAAGCTGCGCCAATCCACCGCCGCGCGCGACAAATACATGCGTGAGCTCGTATTCGAGCGCCTGGCTGGGTCCGCAACGCATGAGGTCGGTGGCCGCGCCACGCAATGGGGCTCCGAGGTCGAGTCGTTCGCGCGCGAAGCGGCCGAGCTCGAGACGGGCCTGATCGTCATGACGGGCGGCTTCTTCACCCACCCGAGATATGCGTTCATCGGCGCATCGCCGGATGGGCTTATCGGCGAGGACGGCGGCTACGAGTCGAAGTGTCCGATGGACGAGGCCGTTCACATCAACACGCTGCTACACGGCATGCCGGACGATCACATCGCCCAGGTGCAGGGTGGAATGCTCGTCACCGGCCGCAAATGGTGGCTCTTCATTTCGTATGACCCGCGCGTGCCGGAGCCGTACCGCCTCTACACGCAGCGCATCGAGCGCGACGACGCGTACATCAACGGCACGCTGCTGCCCGGCCTGCTCCAGTTCGAAGCCGAAGTTCAACAGATGATCAAACGACTCAAGGAGCGAGCCGCATGACCGCCAATGACCTCTGGCGCGCCGTCTCGCGCATCCGCAATGCCGAGCTATCACCGATCGACCGCGAGCTGCTGCGACCGGTATTCGCAAGCTTCGACGTCGGCGAGGTGCGCCACGTTCCGCCGCCTGTCGCTGCGCGCATCCGCGATATCGATGCGCGTCTTCCGAAGCTGGAGGCGTGAAATGCAAACGGACGACATTACGTAGCCACCATTGATTAGGAGGGTTCATGTTTCAAGTTCAAGACCATCTTTGCAAGATAGTTTCGGTAACCAATGTCTCCGAGAAGCACGGTAAAGAAAGGCGCCCAGCGCTGTCCGTCGGCTTCTACCTCGTCGGCGGCGGCGAGCTGCTCGACATGTTCGACGCGTCGCTGCGCGGCATGCTCTACCGCAAGCCACAGCCGACGCCCGGCGAGCTGCCGATGGAGCACGAAGGCCTCACCGAACTGCGCTTTCCGTTCATGCGCAATCTCGCATGGGATCGAAAATACGCTGGATACCTTCTGCGCCTGCATATCGGCGCGAGCGGTGCGGAAGACGTTTTGCTCGCCGAGTGCGGCCTGAAAGATATCCGCTTCACGACGCAAGAAGGCGGCAGCGTCGGCGTGCACTTCAAGATAACCGCGCACCCGAAGGACGAGATCGACCACGGCAAGGTCGCGACGCGACTTCAGCAGGAGGTGATCGTGACCCTCACGCCGCCGAGCGATTACGCCGAGCCGGGGCTGTTCAGAGATATCGAGCAAGAAGACGACGAGCGCGACCCGTTCGAGGGCACCGATATCCCACCGCTTGAGAAAGAGGGAGCGTAACTACAGACCTATCCGCCCGGCTGGCGGATGGAGGGCGCCCCGATTGATCACTCCGATTAGCCGGTCAGCACGACGGCTTTTCTATTCCACTACCGCGCCATTGGGCGAGGAGATGCAGATGAGCAATGAGCACAACATCGTTTCGGTTTCTGGCGGCAAGGATTCGACGGCGCTGCTCCTGCTGGCGATCGAACGCGAGACAGAAAACCTGCAAGCGGTGTTTGCCGACACGGGCCACGAGCACCCGCAGACGTATGAATACGTCAAGTACCTGAACGACAAAGTGTTCCCGATCCGCACCATCAAGGCTGACTTCACGGAGCGTATCGCGAAAAAAGCGCAATTCGTTAGCGAGAAGTGGAAGCCATCGCTTATGGCTGACATTCCCGGCGTTCCGGGGCGATGGGAATACATCGGCCCGGGCGCTCCGGCGGGAACGGAAATCGTTGTGGACGAAGACGGTGAAGATCGTCTTGACTGGGAGCGTCCGGAGCAGCCGCCAGATCCTCGCGATCCCTATGCTCCACAAAGCAGCCACGTATGGAAGTGGCATCCGGCGATTCCGCCGCGCGCAGGCGCGACCGAAGCCGAAGCCGAAGAGAAGATCCAGCGCGCGCTGGCCGTCCTGAAACCGACCGGCAATCCGTTTCTCGATCTGTGCATCTGGAAAGGTCGCTTCCCATCAACGAAGGCTCGATTCTGCTCCGAAGAACTGAAGCGCAACCCGATCACGGATCAGGTGCATAACCCGCTGATCAACCAGGGAATCGATGTCGTCTCGTGGCAAGGCGTCCGAGCTGACGAATCAGAGAATCGCCGCAACCTCCCCGAGCGCGAATGCAAGGTCGTCGACGCCGACACGGGCGCTGAACTGTGGAACTACCGCCCGATCCTCACATGGACGGCTGAGGATGCTTTCGCAATGCACCGGAAGCACGGCATCGAGCCGAACCCGCTCTACAAGCAAGGGATGGGGCGCGTCGGCTGCATGCCGTGTATTCACTGTCGGAAGGATGAACTGCTCGAGATCAGCAAGCGCTTCCCCGAGGAAGTCGCACGCGTCGCTGAGTGGGAGCGGATCGTCGGCGAGGCCAGCAAACGCGACCGCTCGACGTTCTTTGCTACCGCACAACTTGCTGGGCCGCAACAAACCTCGGACGGCGACGAGGTGACACTTGAGGAACACGGCATCTGGCAGGCCGTCGAGTGGGCGAAGACTAGTCGGGGGGGGCGCCAATACGACATCTTCCGCGTTGAGGGCGAGCAGGAATCGGCACCCCTCTGCACCTCTATCTACGGACTCTGCGAATAACCGCCTAAAGGACACCATGAACGACACTACCCGCGATGCCCTCCGGCAGATCGCCGAGCAAGACCCCGTTGAAATGGCGCTTGACCCGACATGGGCGAAGCGAATAGCGCAAGCCGCTCTGCTCTCCGCGCACTCTGTGCCGAAATCGGCGAATCGACCTACCGATGAGCCCGGCGGCATCGAATGCATGAAGTGCGGCCGCATTTTCATTGGCGGCCCCGAACATGACGTGTGCGGCGTCTGTGCAGCGGCGCACTCTGTGCCGATGGCGGAGGGGTGGAAGACCGTCCCGATTGAGCCGACCGATGAAATGAGCGACGCAGCAGCTATCTCACAAGAGCGAGCGTCTGCGCTTGAATGGACGTTCGCGCATTGCTATCGCGCCATGATTAACGCCGCTCCCGCCGCTCCCTCCACCCCCACCCAGGCAGAGCAGCACCGGGCGTTGAGCGACGAGCAGCGCGAATCAGTTCGCTACGCCGCCGAATGGCTTGGTCGCTCTGAGGACATAGGAAATCGTAAGCATGCGGAGCGATTGGCTTTGCTCGCCAACGGAGGCAAGCATGAGTGACCTGAACGACGGCAACGCGTGGAAAGCCGCTTTCGAGGACCGTCATCAATTCGACGTGTACCCGGATCATTTCATGACTGGTCTGCG